GTCTTTTTTCTTGTGCCGCATTTTGATGTTTTTTTGTTTCATTTTTCTATTGCCCTCTTGTAAACAAATGTTATCATCATTCTCATGAGTAAACCAGAAGTAAAAGAACAGAAGATTGAGATAACAGACAATAACCTTCATAAGAAGGTATTTTCTCTTAGTTATACCCAAGGGGAAATGGTTAAGCCGCAAGGAATTGACAGCGAAAACTATGAGTGGGCCGGGTGCATTACAGCGCATTGCTATGTAAAGCATGACATTACTGGTTCACAAATCGTTGGGGTGCAGTATGTAACTGTACCATTCATGTCTAAAATGCCTGAGAATGCGGCGGTCATGATGTTCGATCAACTGAGAAAGGACATGAAAGAACAATACGGAAAGAAAGATAAAGGCATTACATGAGTGACTATGAACGATTTCGTCTTTGCAGGATTCGGTTCGATGTTCTGAAGAGACTAAGAGAAACAGGAAACCCTACGCAATCAGTCAGTGAACTGATCGCAAAACTATTAGAAATGGAGTACACAAAGTATGACAGGTCAATTCAAACGCCATCCGTCAAAGGAAAACGGCGTATGGCGAATAAACAATAGCAGTCTTGATTTAATCCAAACTTGCTTCAGGAAGGCCAACTTTACCTTCCAAAACCCCGATATTGAAACGGGGTCGGTAGCAACTGCATTTGGATCGGCAATTCATAAGGCAATGGAGGCATATTATCTTGCCCCAAGAGGCTCTAGGAATGCCGACATTATGAAGGAAGCATTTGATGGATACATCAAGACTTCCTCTATCGAAGTTCCCCTAGAAGGAGAAGCCCGGTCAGTTAAATCCGGTCACATCATCCTCGACGCGTATCACGCCACCTATGGCGATGACTCCTTTGAGGTGTACTGTGACGAATCAGGCCCGTTTGTTGAGCGGTCTCTAACGGCTCAAATCTCGCCAGCCATTACATTCTATGGTCAGGTGGATTTGGTTCTTAGAAACACAATCAACGGACAACTTTACCTGTTCGACCACAAAACCACATCAAGCCTGTCTGGGTTTGCTGGCAGGGCTACTCCGAATCATCAACTAACCGGATATATTTACCTGCTTCGGAGTTCTGGCTTGGACATTAGTAACGCCATCCTTCAGGGCATCAAGGTGACGAAGTTCGCTAGATCAAGCCCTGAGTTCATGCGGGTAGAAGCCTATCGGTCCAGTGATGAGATCGCCGATTGGCAGGAGTGGGTAAATTTTACCACATCCGCTTGGGAGCTTGCTAATGCGACCGACCAATACCCAATGAACGGATCTAAGGCTTGTACTACCTATGGAGGATGCAGATTTAAGGATGTTTGCTCTGCACCAAAGAACATGAGAACGGACCTTTTGTCTCTTCTCGCAACAAAAACTATGGAGATTGAAGAATGAAACTCAGTGATTTGAAAAACAACGATAACCACATCAAGGTACTGATCTACGGCCTGTCGGGTGCAGGTAAGACTTCCTGTGCCTTGGGATTCCCCGGCCCCATGTATGTTGCCGATTTCGACGGTAAAATCTCGTCGGGAGCTAACTTTTGGGAAGCCAAAGACCCAAAAAGGCTTGAACAGGTGGAATACGATAACTTCCAGCCTACTGCCATGAACGGAGGGGTGCGGGTATATCGTAAGTTCGAGGCCAAACTTGCAGAGCTTGAGGAGCTTGCCAAGACAGGTAAGTTCCCATTCAAGACCTTTGTGCTCGATAGCCTTACGAGTTTCGGGGACATGATGCTTCAGGCGATTATGGCCGATAATCCTTCGGTGAAGCGGGTGGACCCCAAAACCCCTGCCATGCAGGACTATCTGATCTTGAGCGCCAACTTCAAGCCAATGATCTATCGGCTGCTCGCCCTACCATGCAATGTTGTCACCGTAGGACATTTGGCTGCTGAAAAGGACCCCGATGGTAATTTGGTAGGATACCGCCCTGCTCTACCGGGCAAACTGCCAGAATTGCTCCCAATCCTCTTCCAAGAGGTTTATAGGGCTTATGTCGATACCATTGAGGGTAAGCCAGTACACATCGCTCAAACCCGTCCTACGGGCTTATATGTCGCTAGAACGCAACTGAGTGATATGCCACCAAAGATCCCATTGGCTTATGATGCAATGGACAAGTATTTTAACAAAAAGAAGGAGAAATAATCATGCCAACATTCACTATGGATAACCCCGCTGCTGGAAAGTCTTTTGACCCAATCGCCCCCGGTCGCTATGTCGTCAAGGCGATTTCTTGGGAGCCAAAAGAAGGAAAGACCAACCCATCGGTCAAATACCTTCGCTGGACCCTGAAGATCACCGGAGAAGATAAGTGGAATGGCCGCCAACTGTTCCATAACACCTTCTACAAGGGAGTGAAGAACACCACACAGCTTTACAAGATGCTGAAGGACATTAACCAAGACCATAACGGATCGGAGTTCAATCCCGACGATTTCTTGGATAAGCCTTTTGAAGTAGAGATTCACTATCCGATCGACCGTAGAACCAACGAAGTAAGCAAGTATGCTGAAGTGAAAGCGACATATCCGTATGTCTCTGACCTTGGTTCTGACTTTACGATCTTCTGAAGCTGATATAAAAATGTCTAATGCAACCCGCTATGCGGGATTGTGTTACTCCATGCGGGGTGACGGTTGTAGGGGCTGTCATCCCGCGATTTTAAAGAAAGGGGGAAATCATGGCTAAGAAGAAAATGGCGAAGAAAAAGACCGCCAAAAAAAAAGCTGCTAAGAAGGCTTACTAAGCTAGATAGCAACAACTTGTATGTCCAAAGACCCCGAGAGAAATCTTGGGGTTTTTTATTTGGATATAAGCGCCGCGATGATCGTCACTAGAATGGCGACCGTTGCAGATACGCCAGCAACCCGGATCTTCAATGTCGTCAACTGAGCGTTTACCTGATGCAACTCTTTTGCGACCGTTTTAACCTCTTGTTTCAAGTCTCTAATTTCAGCCAATACTTCCTTGCGCCAGCCATGAGCTTGATTCATTGCCCCTCCTGACAGGTGGCTAGATCGTATTTTAACTTGAGTAGATGACCAAATAACCTGCTCGAATCTTCAGGGGATAGGGCATTGTACCGCTTTTCGGCACATTCCAATATCGGGATGCTGTAAAGAGTATCGTCGGGCTTTATGCACCGACAAATAACATCGCCACCGATGGCGCTAATAACGCATACATCAATGGCAAGTTCACTTTTTTGTTGGGTTGTAGAACAGCTAATGCAGGTAGCGAGTAATGCTATCTTTAACCCTTTTAAGAGCGGAATCCCGAGACGCTTCATCCTTGGCTCCCTGAAGTGCTTTTTCCGCTTCCTCCACCTCTTTTAACTGCTCTGCAAGACTCTTATCAAAGAGCTTCCCGATCCACCGAAGCAGACCGGGAAGTTTTGTGATTGCGGCCAGAAAAGCAGTTAAGAGACGGAGATAGCTCATTTCTTGGTAGAAGGCTTAGGCATATTCATGCCCTTGTAGCCCTTAGAAAGATCACACCCCTTCAGATATTCGCATTTAGCAGGTTTCTCGGGAGCCTTAACAGGCATCTTGTAAGAATCCTTTTGGATGTTATTTCCGTTCATTTTAGCTTTTTCCATATACCCTCACTTCTTTGAGAACTTCTTGATGAAGTCCAAAACCTTTTGAAGCGACTTCTCGGGTTGATCGCCCGGAATCATCATGGAAATACCAATCAGACCGGACAGTACCAAAACCAAAAAGCCAACCAATTCTTCAAACCTAGATACCAATGACAAAAGATCCATTTTTCACCCCTACCGATATATTAAGCCTTTTTCTTCAGTCTGTTAAATTCTTCTTTAGTCACCCATACGGCAGGTATCTGCAAATGGAAGTGAAAAGCCCCGTTCTTGAATGAATGGTGCAAGGCAACTGGCTTACCGTCTTTCCTCGGGAACTTTTTATTCAAGGCATCTACAATATGCTCTACCGTTTCAATCGGGTAAAGCCACCGTTTCGTTTTACCGTCAAAAAACTCATTACGGAAGTCTACGGCCCTATGTGCCCTATGAACGCCAGATTCGCCTTCTACGGGGTCTGTAACGCGGGTGACGACTGGTTCTATCCCTTCCTTCAGGGACAACTGGTTAAAAGCCTCACACACCTCTAAGAGCTTCTTAGGACTGGCATCAAACTGCGCCTTTATGTGTGGCTTTTTGAACTTCATTGTTCCATCTCGCCGAAAGAAAGTTCCTTTTCAATTTCTTCTGGAGACTTGTACGACTTTGGCAAGATCCTGAGAGTCTGAGGAATAACCGTTCTACCTGCACGAATGCCAGTCATCACGGCAGGTCGGCTTCCAACCTCATAAGCGGCCTTACCCAACTTACCAATAACGCCACCCGTAGGCTTCCTGAGAATAGTATTTGCATCCTTTAAAACACTGGAAAGAACCTGCTGCCCGGTAGGATTGCCATAAAAGAAGGCCATCAAGTAATCATCCATCTTGGCCCCTTCTGGAAGGTATCTAAGAACAGAGTACACCGCTCTAGTAATAGATGTTCTAGCTTTCGATGCGTCACCTCTCGTATTAAGGAACTTAGCCATAGTGTTAAAAGAATCAAGTTCCTTTAAAAGTGGCTTCCCAAAAAGAAGTTCAATGTTGGCTCTGTTTTCTTCGCCAGTAAGCATATCGGCGGCAACTTTTGCCGGGTCAACCTTCAAGTGAATGCCAGATCCCTCAATGACCTCAGAAATTGAGTCATTATATGCCCGTTGGAACACAAGAGACTTCAGTTCATCTACCTGCTTTTTATCAAGATATGTCAAAAGCCTTTCGGTCATCTGAGGGTTCAGATTCAAGACTTGGCCAACAAGATCATTCTTCTTGGCATCGAACACCCTTCTAAACTCAGTAATGTCTTTTGCGGCATTAGCATAAGCGGCTTTATCCGCAATGACCTTTTCAGCGAAGGCTTCATCACCACGGATTGCACCAATCTTGAACAAAGCATCATCCTCGTACTGACGAGTAATGGTCGCAATCTCTTTTGCAACGCCAGTAAGAGTAGTATTGCCACTTGATTCCAAACTCTTGACCATCTCTTGAGCTTGATTGTTAAGTTCATTTAACTGCTTAAAAGTAAGGCCAGCAGAGGCTTCGCCGCCACGGGTAGGAGGCAAGAATCTCTTTGCAGGGGTCTCGACCATTCTAGGGCCGCCAGCAGTGCCTACGGGAGCACCGAACAGGCTTTCCTGCATTTGACCTGCACCCTCACCAATGTAGCCGCTAGGACCGCCCGGAACGCGTCCAGCTTCACCCGGAACAGGCTGTCCAATCTGACCCATGCCCTGCTCTCTCGGGCCTCCCATAACGAAATAATCGCGCTCTGGAAGGTCTCCACGGCCATACAGCGTCTTACCAGTAGTCGGATCGGTATATTGAGGTCTTGGAATACCAGCAAACTTGCCCTCTTCACCAAACAGAGGCAATCCCTCTACCTGATACTCTGGAGCGCCACCAATAGGACCGGGTTCAATCGGACGACGACGAGCGACAATTTGCTCTTGAACAATATTGCTTTTGAACCGCTCTGGAGGAAGGGCATCGAAAATGGTCTCGATGAATTGAGTATCAGCCGGATCAAGAAGTTCACCGGGCTTTCTACCAATCATCTCCCGATAGTTATTATAGAACTTTACCAGTACATCGGCTTCTCTAGGGTTTGTCTTTTTGAACGCCTCAAGAAGTGCAGCGCCATTATATCCCTGTTCCTTTAGCGTCCTGAAGGTATTAAAGGACCGTTCAAAAACCTGCTCCACTCCAGACATTAACTGATCGGCAGATACCCTTAGATTGCCAGCAAGTTCCTGCCCACGAATAGAGTTCTGTTTCAATTTCGTTACGAAGTTATCTTCGACAACATCCATCAGATTCATGTCGGCTCGTGGCTTCATTACCTGTTTTGCAAATGGAGTCTCAACGACTTCTTTTGCGGTAAGTTTGCCAATAGTCTTTTGGCCTTCAGGAACCTGAAACCGATCCATCATTGATTTCAGATAACCCTTGAGCGCAAGCATCCTAGCCTGAGACTGGCTAATGGTTTTTTCCTGAAGATTGATTCCAAGCTCTCCACCCTCAACCTGTAAAATTTTTGATTCAATATCAGGATCTATGCTTCTAACAATGTCCTTTGCGTCCAGATCAATGCCAATTTTTGCAGCAAAATTACCAATATCAGAAACTACCTTTCCGAGATAAGCATTAAGCCTAGATGCTCTGGAGGCAAAGGCTTCAGAAGCGGCCTTATATCCTGCCTTACCCGCTACGATACCAGCAGGAATAATGGCCCCTCCTGCCCCCAAAAGAGTTGATACCTCTACGCTAGTTGGCTTGGCATGTCCCAACACTTCCTCAAGAAATGCCAGTTTCTTTGATTCGTCTTTGTTCTGAAGCATCTGTTGATACTTAGCTTCAGCAATCTTGGCTCCGGCATAGCCAGTTGCCCCACCGCTAATAGCTTCAGCAAATAATGTTGGAAAGAATCCAGCGCCTCCGGTTAAAGCGCCTACGCCAATAGCAACTGGAAGACTTACGGCAAATTGAGGCCAATCAAGCATTACGCCAGTAGCAACATTGAAATAGTTTCTTGTGGCAGGGTCCATTTGAGAAATTGGCTTCCATCCAGCCGCCTCAATCTCTGGTTTTTCTCCATCAATAACGCCAAACTCTTTTGAAGTAATACCGCGAGTTTTATATTCACCCTTAAACTTTGGTTGTTGTTGGAGATAATAGTATTTTCCGTCTTTATCTCTTTTAAATTTAACGCCAGCGAAACTACCCTCGAATTGTTCTTTGCTTTGCTGTAAATCAAAAAGATAGTTCTTGATCTTGCTTTCTTTTGGAAGGGCAACCTCCATGTCCAAAATATCAACCTCACCTTGAGGCTGAACAGGGGCCTCTGGCATTTCTGGTTCTGGAGCCGCAGCCGCTTGTGGCTGAATTTCATCAATGCCCATATCCAGAATATCAACTGGTTGATCTTGTTCTGGTTGTGGTGCAGTCATTTGTGGTTCTGGAGCAATGGCAGGAGCGCGTTCTGAGGTCTGAACCTTACGCTTTGGCACAGAGGACGATATTTCTTCCTGAATACCGATTTCCTCCTCCCGGCTTGGAATTGTCGATGCCAACATCGAAGGCTTTGTTCCAGACGCTTTCCTGAATCCCATTTTATTTCCCCTTTTGTGCCTTCATTTCTTTTACTGCTTGATCGTACTTATCTTTGGTAAAAATCCCACGAAGATCCTTCGGAAGTTTTCCAGAGATTTCATTATATGACATACCCCTTTGAATCATTTGTCTGACGGTCAATTTTTCCTTAACGCCAGATTCAATAAGGGCCTGTTCTCCTTGGGTTCTTAGTTTTGTAAGAGCCTGTTGCTTATGCGCTTGTGCTTGCTCTGGAGTGATAATGCCAGCCGTTTCTTCACGCTTCAGGCTAGTTTCAAACTCATTCTCCATTGCAATATCAAGGTACTTTTGCATTTTACCAAGTTGTTCCTTGTACATTGTGAGCAAACTTACAGGAACATTCTTAGATGGTGCGGTCTTTACTTCTCGTTCAAGCTCACCAATCAATTTATTGAATACAGGAATATCTACGCCAAGTTCTTTTTGACGAGAAACAGGAACAACTGCACTTGGCTTAATTGCAGCCAACTGTGCAAGGTCGGTCATAATTTCAGTCAACTGACTATATGGAATCGTTTTTTTACCTGCTGAATTTCTATAAGTCTTCAATCCATCTTCAATAATGTTAAGTGCTTTTCCGGCTCCAACAAATTGAAGTTTATAGTCGTTAAATTGCTTATCTTCTTCGGCTCTTTTAAGTGCCGCTGAAACATCAAGATTTTCCTGTCTCTCAAACTTGCGCTCCATGAGATCAAGTCTTCTTTCGCCTCTTCCAGCAGAAGCGGCGGCTGCGGCAGCATTTCTCTTGTTTTGTTCATCTTCAAGCTCAAGTTTAAATCCTTCTTTGATTGCCTGAAGTGCATCCAAATAAGGCAATCCAAGAGACTTGGCAGCATTATTGACAGCATTTACATAGTTTCTTCCAGCACCCTTTAATCCCATTTGATCCATGAGAGATTGAACAGTTTCACCAAACTCAGGAGTTTCAGTGATAGCTTTCAAAGTCTCAGGGTCCATTGGACCGCCGTACATTTTTTGATGCTGATTTGCATATTGTTTTTCAAGGATCTTGCGAACAGCAGGATTTGGAGCATTCTTGATCTTGTCCATATAACCAAGAAATATCCCTGCCTTCATTTGATCCTGCTTGAGCTTCATATCCTCAAGTTGAAGACCTACCTGTTCAGCCTTCTGCTTTGCCGCATAAAGACCTGCGGCAGCATCCGCACCCTTTATTACTGCCCCCGCCCCATCCCCGAAATCTATTGGTTGAGCACCTACTGTCTCAGCTATTAAAGCCATCACTCACCTCGCTTCATGGCCGCTTCAAAACGGCTCAAAATACCTTTTGCTTGTTCAACATTACGCCAGCCTACGCCAAATTTGCGACGAAGAAACTGTTGGAGTCGAAACTTCCCAACTTTGGTCAATGGAAGACTAGGAACATCTTCTCCAACCTGTTCTCTAATACCAGAAACATCAAACATTCCCGGCTTCTTAGAGTCCATCATATCTTTCATCAACATTGGTCCGGTTTTCATTATTGCCCCATGTTAAAAGTTAAATCACCAAATGTTGGTTCTCCACCAAGAAGGCTAGTGGCTCTTGGATTTGCTTGTGGCGTATATCCTAAGTTTGGATCTACTGTCATATCAAAAGGCTGAGTTTCAAATCCACCTTCTGACATTGCGCCAGTCCGTGCCCCTCCGCCACCAAACATAGATCCAAGAGCATATATTTGCCCGGCTTGCTGAAATCCTGCTCCTAGCGCCTTAGCCATTCCCATTTCACCAACATATTGAGATCCAGCGGAACTAATTACTGGAGATTGAGTTCCTACAGCAGCATTTACTTGTCTTGTTTGAATATTACCATATCCAGTTGAAATGTTGCTAAGGAGATTGCTCATGCTGTTGTATGAGTTAAGAATGCCTTTTGATGTAGCATCCTGAGCGCCAGTCAAAGATATAACTCTATTTACTGCACCATTTAATGCCTGTTCTTCAATCTGTGCGCTCATGTCAGAAGTCTTCTGATCGAAGTCATTCATGGCATTTACGCCAGCACTTGATGTCAATGCGCCCGGACCCATGCGTTCAACAAGTTGAGCTTGGAGTTGTTTTCTTTGACGATCCCTTTGATTATTAAAAGATTTAACAACGCCAGAAGATTCACCTCTTAGTTGTTCAAATAAGATTTTTCCCTGTTCAAGAATTGCGGGTCCATAAACATCAGTGATCTGTTTTTGAAGCTGGTCAATAGTTGCGGTCTGTTGAGCATACATTCTTTCGTATAAATTAACCTGCTTTGAAAGATTCTCAAGCTCTGCGGCTGTTGGGGCGGCAAATACAAGCGCCTCTGCTCGCATACGATCTGCTGCCGACTGCTGCGCCTTAGCCATTTTGCCTTGGGCACTGGCTTGCATCATTCCACTGGCTATTGTTGCTCCACCAACTATCGCCGCTGCTGTTACTACTCCCATAATATACCCCTAACTAAATATAAAGTTGGTCATCCCACTGTCTGTTTTCTTCCAGTTCCGAGACTCCAATCTACCTATTAAATTAACATTCTTTACAGTTGTGAACAATACGAGCTTATTCTCTTTGGCGAAGTCTTCTGCAAACTTGATAGTGCTGTTAAGTATTTGAGAACGCTTCTCTTTTCGGCACTCTACGCTGCAAGTAAGCCATTCAAACCAAGCAAGATTGGAATTAGTAGCATAGATAAAAGCGACCGCCAAAATGTCACCATCTTCTTCAAAGTAAGTACCGATCCCGGTATCAGGAAGGCTATCAAGAGGGATTTGAGGCCAGTTGTTGTCATCCCAAAACTTACAGGCCGTTTCGTAGATCATCTCGGTAGGAAAAAAGTCTGATCTAGCCTTGGATTCCATATTAACTATAAAGAGATAAAATTTCTAAATCAGTAAGTCCAAGAAGTTTTAATTTTTGAGCCGCTGATTTTTTACTTTCTTCATATTGCTTCAATGAAATAACAGTATGGTTTTCATTAAAAATGTAACTTTTATTTCCCCATGATTCTTTTTCTTTTTCCTCGTTAATGAAGTCATTTGCTTCTTTAATTGAATCAAAAAATTCAATTCTATCGTATGAATCTCTTTCATCAAAAATAATCACCTTAATCATTATAATATTCCTCAATAATAATTATCCCAGCGGCTCCGTGACCACCGTTTCTAACCGTTAATCCGGTAACAATAGAGCCAGATCCGCCATATCCAATGGTGTATGTATAACTAGGTTGAACCTGTTCTCTAGTAACCATTTCAATATATGCACCTGCTCCACCTCCGGGGCCGGGAACTTCACTGTTGGCCGCAGCCCCCGCGCCACCACCGCCGCTACCAGTATTCTTAATTCCATTTCCACCTTCTGTTGTAAGTGTGGCTCCAGATCCACCCATTCCTCCTGATCCACCACCGCCAAAGAATGTAGATGCGCCATTTCCTCCTGATGAACCACCAGAGCCACCAGCTGCGGAGGTAAGATTTGATGGGCTTCCTCTTGCTCCAGGAATACAAAAACCGCTAAATGATGACCCTATCGTTGTTGCAGCGCCACCAAGACCGCCAAGACAATTAGTTTGAACATGAGCGCCAGTTCCACCGTTTACGCTTTGTCCAGAAAATACAGTTGGGTTTCCACTACCTGAAAAAATTGGTGACGCAGATGCTCCACCTCGACCACCTCCTCCGCCACCGCCAACCATTCTAATTTTGAGATACTTTACATTTGGCGGGGTGAAATATGTCATTATACCACCGAGCGCAAGCGTATATGTACTTGATGCCGTTCCAGATCCAACCGTCCTTGTCAGAGTCAATGCCTGACCGCTGTTGGTTGTGCCACAAGAGTTCAATGGGCTTTCTGTATTTGAATATGTGCAAGTTACAGTAGTAGAAGCCGATACGCTTGCTGATACAGTATATGTTATTGTTGTTCCATTAGTTCCGGGAGCCGTATATTGATCTCCAGCGTTTGCAGTAAACGAAGTTAGACCAGTAAATGTAACGCTTGTATTGTTTGTAAGAATGGTTGTTGTTGGGCTAAGAGATAAATAATACTTGTCCAAGAAGCTAAAGAGGCCAGAAGAAATAAGATTAGATGACGCATCATTGAACGCATACCCAACGCATCTAATTGCTTCATACGGATGATACCACCCATACATCGACATTTCGCTGATTGGCCTAACAGCAGAAATATACGGCCTTCCAGTATTGCTTAAATATAAATAATAATAGGTGCTTGCTGCTTCAGTTTCTCCAGATAGAAGATTTGCAGTTATGTCCCAAACATAGTTCTTGAAATCGTTATGAATAATTGTCCCATAAACATTTATGTCTGATGGAACAGAGTTTGCCGTTGAAACAGTAGTGTTTGTTGTTTCAGCCAGCGATAAAGAGTTAAGATCAGAAAATACTTTGTAAAAGTTATCTGCCCTTGCACAAATGGTTTGTGTGCCGTTTTGAGCGCACATCCCAACAAACACTGAATTGGAGTTTACCCATGTTCCGGTGTAAACCATCCAAATACCATTAGCCACATCGTACCAATAATCACCTGATACAGCTCCAGTTGGAGCTGTGCTGTTATATGTTGGAGGATTGTATGTTACTTGAAGCGTTCCATCACTCTTTAAAAACACATAAGTTGTTCTTAGAAGTGTAATGGTATGACCAGTTGTAAGAGTAATTGAAGGAACAGGATTGTTTGAAGTATCAAAAAAGTATCCCCTTTTGATACCAGAAATCAAAGTTGAACTTTTTACAGTTCCAAGGAAATACTCTGTTGCAGATCCATTGTTAATTGAAAAAATGGCCTGTTTTCCAACTGACGCAGAAATGCTGGCTCCAGCAGATGAAATGGTAAATTCGGTTACTTCTCTTGAAGATTGGGTTCCACCAAGCGAACTTGCAAGTGTTGCGGTATTTGCTGTTGGTTGAGTAGAAAGGCTTCCAGAAGTGATGTTGGCTGTAAATGAATAGATGCTGTTGTTAATATAGACAACAAGCGGAGTTCCAACGCTCGCATTGATTTTTGCGCCATTAGATCCATCGGCTTGAAGAAACTTTGGAAATCCAGATTGAGCAGATCCAAGGCCGCTTGCAATTCTTGTTGGAGGTGCTGCGACAATGTTTGCTAGATTTTGCAAGCTCTGAGATGGCGATTCATACCATTGAGACTTTCCAACGATACGGTTAATGACATACCGTAACCGCTCAATCTCTTGAGCGACCGAAATCGGTTGAGTAAGGTTTTCTGATCCAAGACCGCCCGGATTCTCGGTTGTCTGCATTTCAGATAGGTTTGCCGAGTATCCTTCGGAATGTTCTGCATCGATATTTGATAGGAAGTGATTGAACTCACCATTCAAATCGCTTGCTGATAGACTTTCGCCCGGATTCCAAATTTTAAGTCTTGAAAATAACCCTGCCATGATTGCCTCTTTTAGTTAGTTTGCTTCTTAGCGTCCTGTCCTGCAACCCTATAATACACCTTAATGCCCGTTATCTTGTACGGATAAACCGATCCTTGGTCAGTATCAGGATTAGGACCAGTAAATGTCTGAGTAGGGGGAGAACCTACCTGCGTCAAAACATCACCATCCCGAATGACAAAAGAAATTGTTTTCCCACGACCTCCAAGCCTAGCCGCCCCATCGCGGGTTCCACGACCATCAAGATAGCTTTGATCCAGCGTAAAGGTAGGATTGCTGTATTGGCTCGTCAGAGGTCCAAAGATCGGAGACCCTAGTGTGCCATTATAGTACGGTTGAAGCGTAAAGGTTTGAGTGTACTTAGAGTCGATATACACATCGACCGCCAACGGCCAAGTCGTCGTATTCTCGAAATCAAACTCAAAGAAATCAAATAGCTTATTGTTAGGACTTCCAAGGTCCAAATGAGGGGTTTGAATCCTGAAGGGAACGGTACTCGAATAGTAGGGAGCATAAGCCCCCATCTCGCCATTGACATACGATCCTGCCGTATAGTTAAGTTTTCCAAACACAAACTGATCGTCCCCATAAGCATCCTTATAGTACGATACGCAGGTAAAGGTATTGGCCTTGTACCGATGCCAAGAAACCCTTGGTGTCTGTTGATTAAAGTCAATATAAACGAAACAGTCGGATTTGCCATCTGAGGACAAAAAGCTAGGGAAAGCAAAAATTCCGATCTTCTTTTGGGGAAGATATTTGCCAAAAGCGTTACCTAGAAACTGCTTACGGATAATATTTCTAAAAATTGATTCCGTCTTAATGTTTGAGAGAAGGTCGGCCTGATAAATGTCCCCAAGGCGAAATGCCGCAGTAAAGCTGGCAATAGTGCCATCATTAGACATGAAGAACAGATCATCTCCAGCCTCAAAATAAGCCCTCTCAGAGGCAATACCGACATTGCTAGAAACCTTTTGAGAATACCAGTTGCTAGGAGATGGGTCGTCAGCCACTAGGTAATAAACGCCATACGGCTTCTTCCACAAGAACACCCTGCCCTTGAAAACGAAGCCGCCATATAGCCCATCACTGTCACCGGGAAATATAGAAATTGTGGAATTGCCGGACCCTGTAAAATCTTCTTGGTTTGATCCAGTTGAAATATATAGCCTGTGGGGATCGTTCAAGTTTCCATAAGCACAGAGGCGATTGCGAAATACAAATCCATTTGTAGGATAACTTGCAGACCAATCCAATGCGGGAGAGGTCATGTTCCTACGAGTAGCATTATCGTCCTCTATAACCTGCACCGGGCTATTGCCAGTAAAGATAAATAGCTTCCGGGGTTGATTTGCGTCTTCATTACCACCTTCAACAATAACCGGAAGATTATTGATTGAAAGAGTCGTAGGAGCGCCAAGAATAGGAGTAACCAAAACTCGACTAAACGGCGTATCGTATTTATATACATTGCCAATATCAGTGACAACGATATGACGCTCAATGCCCGGCAGTGGAAAGTACCGATGCACCGCTAAAGGCTTCTCGCCAGTGAAGGTAGGCGTACTGAAACTCGGATTGCCAAGCATCCAAGTATTAATCTGATCGGCCTTTTCTGCAATCCCGTTAAAGAATTGAACATTGTCGGCTCTGATAAAAGCCGATGGGGGGATGTTCTGTTGGGCCAAATCGTACATTAGCCCGTTATCACCAAATTTAATTTCGGCTATCTGCCCTGTATATGGCATTTAGTACCACCACCAATTCCAATTTCTACGATAGTCATAAGTTCTATCGGGTCTTGCAATCATTCGACCGAAATCGGGATTTGTGGTGATCTTCTCTTGTTTCCACGCCTTTACCAAAGCCCTCATCCCGGCCCTAGTCAATTCTCGGTATTCAGCCGCCCTTGAGTCATTCTTGTCAGTGCAAAGATAGTAAGATGCGTAATACTCAAGCGTAATCCGATGATCCCGTGGAATGATCGGAATACTTTCCTTGCCTTCAACCGTTTCAACGATAGAAAGAGTAACCGGAGTCACCCCGTTGACGAGACTGATAGATCCAGCCGTAAGCATGGGAGCATTGCCGTAATAGCCATTAAAGGTAACGACAATGGCAGTTGCCAAGGTTCCAGTAACAATCGCCTCAGATAGACCCGGAAGCGTATTTACAGCGGCCTGAATTTGAGCCGCAGTCGCATTCCATTGAATCGCTGCGGTTGTTCCAGTACCGAATCCAAGGGTATAAGTCCCTGCTGTTGGGGCCAGCGATGGAGTAATTGTCTGAATTTCGGTAACTCCATCAGTCAGTGGCTCTGGAACCGGAACATAATTGTACTGAACTCGAATACGCTCAACTGGAACGGAATTAAACCGTACCGTTGGTTTCATCTCGTTATTTTTGTAAACTTGGGTGAATGCGGTCGGAGTAGATGCCCGATAAAGGAACAATGGGTACTGCCGCATAAACTCAGACAGATCAACTCCGACAATCTGTCCGGGGTCAGAATTGTAAAGAATCACCTCGTCATAGTTAGTAATAAATGGATTTGCAAGCCTTAGAATATTTGAATCAAGCTCGTAATCTGTCTTAAAAATAGTGCATGGAAGATTTGTAGCGCTAGTTGCAATATATACGCTATCTAGCGTGACTGTTGTACTTGTCCCTGTATGAGCGGATATTCTATAGGTTTCTGAACTATTTTCAGGCTGTATCCAATAATTAAGAAGATTATTAGGAGGAGTAGCAGAGAGAGTCGCCGTTGCAGATCCATTTGTAAAAGTTACTGACAAACTATTGATCGCTGGCTCAATAATTAGAATCTTATTGTATTGATTTAAGGCCCACGGGAACGGCTCCCCAATATCCAAATCGAGTTCAGCCGCTCCCGAGACCATTGCCTGTTGCGCTCTGTTCAAATACTCAAGGACTTTTCCATCGTACTCCGATGTTCCGTCATCAAGTTCGCCGCACCTAAAGAGTACGCCTTTTTTTAAGTCCTGCGTATTCTCGTAGTTAGCCATTTAAACCTCAGTTCTGATACTGATAAAAAGCGATCACCTTGTTACTATTACCAGCCACTCCATAAAAAGGAACCAGACTTTCTCCAGCCTGTAAAGTGTATGGCCTGTTCTCACTGAAAATCATTTCCATACCAGCATTGTTCGACACATTCGGACTATACTGAATTGACTTTGCAGCCCTCAAGGAGTTAATCGAACAAGTCGTTGACGCAGAAACGCAAGCAAAGCGAATCTGAAACAAAGAAGAATCGGTTCCAACTAGCCCACAGCCCGGTGCATAATCATTTCCGGGTGAAAACAAAACAACATATTGCGAAGGAGAGGCCGAAAAGGTTGTTGGAACAGAAATTGTCTGAAGAACAGTAGTAAATCCAGTTCCATTTGAGTAAGAAGTCGTAAATGTATTTGCTCCTGATTGAGCAGCACTAACATTCACAAGAAAGGCATGAATCTTTTGGCGAGATTCAATAATAACTCCACTAGCCGCAGTTGTGTTAAAAAAAGGTGTGCTTGTACCAGCCAATAAACTAGCCGTAACATTTGTTACAGTCGATGGTGGGGTAAATGTATAAACATTCACTGCATCACCACTCATGGTTTGAAGTGCCGCCAAATCAGATGCACTACCAGATTGGTTAATCATTCTTAACGAATAAATCTGAATCTGAGAGCCGTTTACTGCACTAATAATTGGATTAAACCCATTTCCTGCATATCCCGTATTAAGATGCTGAATTGGCTTGGCCTTCATTTTGCTTTTACCTCTTTAGAAATGGGTTCGCCATTTGAATAAAACCAGTTACCAGATCCAATCGGGCGTTCAATCTTTGTAACGCCATTTTCGATGACCATTTGATACGGTTGATACTTCATCAGCTTGCCAGTTTTAGGGTCAAAAATTTGAACCCTATAATCAAATTCTTTGTGTCCTGTGCTGTTTTCGTTTTCCATTATATTCTCCAGTGTTGTTTTTTATCAGGAGGGGAACCGAAATCTTCGGAACCCCTCCCAATAGAGTATATCAAGTAGAAAGGATCAAGTCAGCATTATTGGCTTCGGTTTCTGGATCAGAGTCGGCACGAACAAAGCCCATACCGTTTCCAGCAGCACCCATACCAGCCGCAGCAGTAGTTACTTCAACAATAATCTGCTCTGACACAGCACAAACTACTGGAGTCACGCGCTTGTAATAGCACTTTCCAACAGCAGCAGCATTGGGAATATTTAGAGTCCCAATGGTTACTTCGCCAGACGCAGATCCAATAGTAGGTCTACGCTTAAATGTAACGACGACATTTCCTGAAGATACAACAGCAGTTGATACAACAAAGAAAAGTTCGTTTACTTGCATTTGATCCGTGACAACAAAGTTTTGAACCACAGCAGCAGATGTTAGTGCAACAATGTTGCCCGGAAGAAGACTAGGTGATTGATTTACAGGATACATATTTTCTCCTTATGCGCTTGTAATGTGAACAACCTTAGCTTCACCTGCGTTAGCTGTATCCCAAACAAGGCCAAACTCAGCGATTGCGTACCACGCAACAGCTTGAGAACGACCAAAGTCTTGTGGAATACCAGCGCGAAGTTCAGGATCAAGTGCAACGGCCATAGCCACTGCGTCAGATCCGAAAATCACACCTTCACCGCAAATTCCGCCAGTTCCGATGCCATTTGACAAAGCACCTGAATTGTTAATTTCAATGAAACGAATGTTTTCGATTTTACCGACTTCGCCATTATATTTAGCGGAAGGATCGGTATACTTGTGCCACTCTTCCCAATCAGGGTCAGCCATGAGGCCGCGCTTCGCCTTAGTGGAAATCAAACCAATGTATTCATCTCCTTCATACGGAGGTACGATAAGAGTCGAATACATATAGTCGCGGATTTGCTCTACATGGTAGTAAGCAAGGTTTACCGAAGCGGTTGCGCCGGGAGTTCCGTTGGTCGTAATGCTGATTGAAGAAGCTCCGTTCGGAACAGCTTTAATCAGAGTAGTTTTGAAAGCGGCGGCAGCAGCGTTGTCGAGAACGAGCTTCATTTGTTTTACCAGTTCTTTCTGAACGATGTTTTCAATGTTGAACATAGAAAGATCGTCAGAGAGAGAGGTGTATGGAACAGCGCGACCCCATTCAGACACAGTGATCGACTTTGTAGAAAGTTGAAGTGCGTCTTCAGGAATGCTTTGTCCCTCTACCAACTTACCGCTTGTCGGAACGGAAAGATTGGAGACCCGAGTGATGGTGATTGACTCACCTTTTTTCTTGCCATATCCGGCTTCAGGCTTAACAAATTGCATAAACTTTGTTTCTGCAATAGCGGCATCCCGCAAAAGTGCAGATAGTTCATGGTTTTTGTACGGGCCAGAAGGCGAATCTTGCGTCCAAGTGAATTGTGCCATGATTAGCTTTTACCCCTGTTTTGCCGTTGCCGGAGTTGGTCCACGAAAGTTCGTGGCTTAGTCGCGGTTACGGTCGTTTGAGAGTTATTGCCGTTACTGATTCCGGCGACCACCGCCGGACCAGAAGGAAGCTCCTTACCCCCTGAAGGAACTCCACGGATTTTAGAGACAGTATTTCGTACCTCTAAAGCTATTTTAGAGAGTGCTTGCGCGGCTGGCAAATCTTTGTATTGCCCCTTCTTGTACGCAATCTGAGCACTTACAAGGTCTTCGTGGTCACGCAGATCCTTGTTCTCTTCCCAAAACTTTCTCATAAGAGCGGTTTCTTGCTCTTTTTTTGTCAACTTACGCTCAACACGGGCTTCGGCTTCCTGAACGGCAAGCTCAAAGAATGCGTCAGGATCTTGATACAGAAGTTCCGATGGCTTTGGAGCCGCTGCGGTTTCTGGAAGTTGTTGTTTTTGCGAGAGTTCTTTTTCGATGATCTTATTGTGAAGGCTTTCGGTATATTTTACCAATTCTTCTTCACTGTTGAATTGTTTAGACCCAACATAGATCGGCTTTCTTGTTTCTTGTGTTTGTTCTTGTGTGTTTTCTGTGTCACTCATTTCTCATTACTCCATTTTCTACTTGTTGCGCCGCATCAATTTGCTTCCTAATGTCCAGTTGAACATCATCAAGCACATTTAATGCGGCTACCGTACTAGCATATTCAACCACATCATGTTTACCGCTTCTAGCAAGATTTTTAAGTTTTGATAATAAAGCAACACGATGTTTGTCGATAAGGACTTTTAAATGTTCGTTGGCAATAGATGCCATACGACCATTATGGATCAGTGTGAGTTTATTTTGGTCGTTCATTCTTCGTCTTCTTCTGACAACTTGGCTTCATAGCCCCGATCCTTCAGATATTTTACCTGATCTTCGGTTCCATAATAGCATTCATCTTCAATGACCGGAGGTTTACCAGTCAATCCATCCTGAACAATCTTTGTGGCTTTATAGCCTTTTTTCATCAATTCAGAATCGTACATTTTCTTCATCTTTACTTCTTTCATGCCATTCCCCCTTCAGCCTTTCCTTGTAATCCACCAAAATTAGATCGTGGAATCATGCTTTCCACAGTCTCAGCACTTTGTTGAGCGCCAGCTTGCGGAATCTGACTTTGCATATTTGGGCCTTGTTCGGATGGCATTGGCGCTTGACCGCCACCCATTTGACCCATCATCATCATCAATTTATCTTCCTCGCCAATTTTTAGTTCGTCCTCGTTAATATCGAGAGACTTAATAATCTTACCAAGGAACTTGCCCATAGAAAACTGCTTGATAAACTCCTCAACCAAGAGGTCGGAAGAGGCAATGGTTTGAAGCAGGGCAGTAAACTTTCTGAAATCCTTCTGCTTTGCAAGGATTTTGGAAATACCATAAACCCTAAACTTGAACCCATCATAGGCTTTTGCGAACAGGGCTTCTTTGCCCATTCTAACTATCGTAAAATACCTATCATCGCCCAATACGGCTTTCATCTCAGCAGGATCAATCTCAGAGAAGTGTTGAAGAATATTGGCAAACATCATGTTCATGTTTGGCTCAATATGGGTCTGTTCCAATACCTTTGAGATGCCAGTGAAGACGGAAGTAATACTTTGGGAGGCTTCCACAACTTCAGTAGCCTTTACAGCCCTGTTAGGAAGTACGCCCATGCGAAGATCGTTCGTCAGTGCCGAGGCCGAGAACTCAGCCGACATGGTATTGAACACATTCAAGGCTTCGCTACTCATCGAGCTAGTATCAACCCGCTCAAGAACCTTCATGCCCGGAGGACATTGGCTATTCACCTTGAGCGTAATGCCCGGATAGATACCGTTGGAAACTTGACTCTCATCTTCCAGCCAGTCAGCCCGAATCTGCTTAATGCCGTGAGCATCGTTCATGCCAGCATCAACCATAAGGTTGTAAAGCTCGTTTAGAGCAATGTTGGTCTGAGTAGGAGCATCCATCAGGGCTTTATGCCAAACGGATCTAGGAACCCGAACAAAGGCCGCTGAGATCAAAGGAGCAGAATTGTGCCAGAACGGGTAGTCCGTAGGCTCCTGAATCACAATACGATCATCGGCAATGGTCCAAACAACATCTTTTTGACGGACCTTTCCGGTAGCGGGGTCAAGAATTGTGCCCCAACATTCATTGATCTTAACTTTCTTGCGATAACCGTTAATTGAGGTATTTTGACCCGTTTCCCGTGACTTCTTAGCCGCTTGCATATCGGACTCCATCAAAGTCCCATGCAAAAGCTCTACCTTAGAACGGTCATAAACTGCATACGGCCCCTCAGACATGGCGTAAAGCTCAGAAATGTCCAAGTAGGTCTCATGAATGACATACAATCCCTTGCCACTTGGGTCTGGGTAGAAGTCCTCGGCCCGTACAAGCTCCAACTTAGGACACCAATAGTCCCTCGTTTCCCGCTTCAGTACATCGACAAACTTGCCGCCCTTTTCCTTGGTCTCGGTATAGAAATAAGCCTTTGGCTTGTAACAGCCATAGTTCTTGGTAATAGCAAGAGACTGAAGCAAGCAATCCTTGACTGAATCTCCAACATAGGTAAGAAATTCACACTTTTCAAATGCCCACTTCATAATGGCAGCTACTTCAGATTCGGTCAGTACCGCATCGGTAACGCCCGGAGCCTTCTGAACTCCGAACCAATCGCCAGAATCGACCAGACCCTGTTGAATGAAGGTAGAAATCTGCTCTACGGCCATTGGCTGCTTCGCCAGAAACTCGCGGCTCTGCCCCTTGCGCTTATGCGACCAGTCTTGCCGCAAATGGTAGCAGTCATAATTGGTGCGGTTAAGCCGCATCCGATTTGCCTTAGCGTTCTTTGCCTCTTCTTTATACGAGGCCGTAATTGTTACAAGATCGTCTTTAATTTCGGTCTTCTTTTTGATTTCCATTCATACCTCCATAACGCTCGAACAGATAACCCGGTTCCGGTATGTGAATTGAACGATCCTTGCGCCGCCCAATAATGCCGCTACATAGATACTGTAACGCATCATGGATATGCGAATACTCGTTTTTCACAGGCCGTACCTTGCTAGGCTCTATCGAAAACGCACTCTCAGAAAAATGATAACCCCCATCGAAGCCGCCAGTCAAAATTCTGCAAGTTGTCATGTCAACTTTCAGGTTTGGCTCCCCTTTGGTCATTTTGCACAAAAAGTTCTCAACCGATCCGCGCCGATCTTCAAATGTCAAAGATCCGGGCATTGGGTTGAAGTATTTTGACAGCTTTTGGGCACAAGTCGTTTCGTCACTCTGCGACCTCTGCACTCCAGCAGGGTCAATAAACATGATGACGGACTTTTTTGTGTTGTTCCAATTAGGATAAGTCTTTGAAATATGCAGCTTAATTAGCTCTGTAAACCGTTCTGCACCCATGTTTGTCGTAACAATTTCATCAAAAATAACGAGTTTATTTTCCTGAATCTGCCCAAAAACACAGGCCGGAGTCAATCCAAAGTCAACACCACAAATGATCGGAAGGCCAGTATGCGGCCACAAACGCTCTTTTGAGCCATGAATAGCCTTGTTCCAGTCTGGGAATACTACTTTACCTTCGTATGTTTCCCATGAAATCTCGTACTCTTGATTGAACTTGGATAATGGCATACCAGAGCGCATGGTCGAGCGGTATGATCCATCGCGCTTTTTGGGGTCTGCCGTATAATGAATCTGAAAAACGGTGAATCTATTTGTTGGGTTTTCCCAAATCTCGATACCGTCCATTGGGAACTTTTTTTCGGCTCTCTTGCCATCGTCTGCTTCCCCATCCAATTCATCATGCACAAGTTTCTTAAAGAAACCCGGAGCAGCAGATGAAATCATTGTCATCTTTCCATCTTCTTCAATGATCGGAAAGGTAGCTGCGTACATCTCTTCAGCATCAGGCCAGAATGCACACTCATCGGCTAGAATACCTGATGCGGCATACGAACGAAGCTGATCCGATCCAGAAGGAAACCCCAAAATCCGTGATCCAATCTCGGGAAAATCAATACAACAATAGGTCTTTTCCCACTTTGGAATCAGGTCTTTTGGAATAACATCTTCAGGAATATTCTTCAGTATGAACGCCATACGCTCCAAAAGATCGTCAGCATCATCTTCTTTTTTAGATACAACCGCAGTTTGCCGACCAATATTGAACATTGTGTCGTGCAAATACAGGATCAATGTAGCCCAAGACAAGAACATCCGGCGGGATTTTGGCACCGCCACAAGGCGCTTTTTCTGCCACACCCTGAAATACAATTTTAGATAATCTAATTGTGATGGAAACCGCTTGATCGGATTGGCTCTGTCTTTCTGGTCTTGAGTATAGACAGCCCTAGCAGCAAACTCCCAAGGATCGCTTCTAATCTTTTTGTAGATTGTAAGCTGATCTTCCATTATTAAAGTATGTTGTTAATCCCATCAATAATTTGCTCATTGATAGGTTTTTCTTCTTCTTTTTGATTAGACGCGATGCTGTCAATGTAGTTAATTATTCTACAAACTTGGTTATACGGTAGTTTTGATAACTCAAGAATAATAAACTTTAATTCAGCTTCTTTAAAATAAAACTTTTTTTCCATTTTATACCCTCCTAAAATAGTAAAACACCAATCCAGAAAAAACCAATGACAAAACAATGGCAGCCACTACTTTTATGTGATTGGATTGGTGTTTTTTTTCATTTTGGGCAATTATGTCTTGCATGAAAATCATAATGTTTTGGTGCTTATTTAGCTTTTCTATTGCCTCAGCATTGTGTTCTTTTGATTGACCAATTTCTTGTTTTAGCCTGTTAATTTCTTGCAAAAGGGTTTCTGTTTTGCCGTCAAAAGTTTCATTAAATTCTTTTCTAAGATCGTTAATGTTTACATTTTCAAGTGATTGTACTTCGCCAGTTACAATAGTGCTGTGATGATCGTTTCTTCTAATCATGTCTTCCTCGCTACACCTTACAATTTTTCCATAAGAATCGACCTGCCAATAAATGGGACTAATACCTAAAACAGCAGTTGTATCTGGATTGATAAAACAGTTTGGAAGATGTTTTTTTTGTTCTATTATTGCAGGATCTTTATAAATCCTAGCCCCGTATTCACCAAATTCTACAAGTATGTTTTTCATACATCTAATAACACAGTCATTCCGTTTTCATGTTTTTCGGCATGGTAAATCTTCCCATCTTGCCGTAGCTCCAAAAGTCTTTGAGCAAGTGCAAGATCGTCTTCCATCGCCTCCACAAGTTCTGCGGTCTGCTCATCTACTTTTCTCCAAATCGTAATCATCTCAGCCTCCCGTTGCTCTAATAGTTACATGACCCAAAGTCGTACCCGTTCCGGCTGTGCTAACTCTTGCCCGTACCCATCTAACCATGTGAAATTGGTTTGGATGACTGTGTACTGTTGCTCCAGTTACAAGAGTCAATGGCGTACCGATTGAATACCAGTTCACATTATCATCCGATCCTTCAAGCTGCATTGCACCCGGCGTACCACCACCAGCCAATGTTACTAGCAGGTTAAAATTACTACACCCATCTGCCAAAAAAACAGGTGTAACGGAGTTGAGCGTGTTAGGCAAAATGGTTCGGTCAATAAAAGAACGCAACACCTGTCCGGGATCATTACCGATCAGCCTTCTTGCAATCTGACGAGTCACCGTGCCTACGATAGTCTGGACATACCTAATTTGATTGAATGCACCGTAATTGATCGGAGGGCTATGGAAAGTCCCCGTTGTCGTGATGCGAGGGAAATCATAAAGTCTGAACCATGCCGAAGTTCCAAGGCTTGCATTATTTGCCTCTACGCTCACATCCATGAATGCTCCAGCACCAGAAATGGCTGTTACCTGAACAGAGAACGACCCCGATGCTTGATAATTGAATGAACTTGGTGTTGTAGTTGTTGTCGAAGAAATCGGAGCAGAAGCCACATCAGTTGTGCCGACATTGTAAAGTGACACTCCTCCTATTGATTCAGTACCGAAAATATAACTGCGCTCAAGACCTTGCCCCTGTTTCAAATTACACCACATCGAAACAGTACCGCCCGTAAAGGCTGTGCTAATTCTGATGCGGAAATACCGCATATAAAGCGGTCCCTGAAAGAAGTATTCCGTCGATGCTGCGATAGTTCTTGCGGAACTAAAAACGCCTACGCTGTTACTGTAAAAAGTTGGAACCATCCAATTTGTGCCATCGTTACTTTGTTCAACAACAATCGCACCAGCAGTGATACCAGCAGAACCGAGAATCCTTACAACGAATTGACTAAATCCCGAAACATCCACCGGATCAGTGTTAAAAATGTTGAGAAGGTTTTCGTTCAATGCCGATCTACCCGTAGCAACAAACGATCTATCTGCCATCATTACAGGCTGGCAAGACTGTTGGTCTACGGGACGCCATACAATCGCTGAGGACAGTGTTGACCCCGTGATAGCCGTGATAATTCTTGCTTTCAGATACCGAAAATAGCCGGGTATCATAATCATATAAACTCGGCTTGCAGAAACCGTGATTACTTCGTTGCGATAAAATAAACTGGTGCTTGGGACATTGGAGAAACCTTGCCACTGTGGATCGTCTATTAATGCGTAAGGACATCTAACAAAGTTAATCCCGTCATTTGATCCCTCGATCAAGAATTGCCCTCCAGTAATCGAGGAATTTGCAGTGACTTGCAAGATAAGTTGTTGGTCATTTTGTGCGTAAAAAGAGCTAGTGGAATTATTCAAAAGGTTAATTCCAACCGCACTCATACCGCTAAAAGTGCTTGCGAATCCAGCGTAAGTTGCGACTGCGTTAATCGTGTTGGTGACATTGACATCAGAAACAATCTGCGGCTCTTCGTAAATGATCTGAAGTGCATCTCCTGCGGTCATGGACGATGTGTCGTAATTCAGTGTTAGCAATGTACCTAAAAAAGTGCCGCCGAGGGATTGCCCACCACCCGTCGAAAAGATAACCGGATTTCCTGATGCAGCCGTGTTGATGACAGCGTACAGTCTTTCTTGTAAAAACCCTCCAGCGTAGCTTGCAAAGTCAATGGTTCCTACGCCGGACGGTCCGGGTTGGAAATCGTAACCAGCGGTCATAATAATTTTCATAGCTTCATCCTATCCAAATATTAAAGCATACACCAATGCCACTTCTTTTGTTTCAGGTTTATTATAAAAGTTAACAAGGTTTAGAGTTACGGTATCGGTAGTGGCATTACCTTGAAAAAAATAATCGGCTGGATTTGCGGTTGTAAGCGTAAGAACATCTGCTGTTGTTTCGGCTGTTGGATAAGATCCAGAATTGGTCTGAATGACAGCAAAAGAAAACGCATAATCTCCAAGCGGATCTGTTTCTGTAAGATTAAATAATGAAGTAGTAAACTTTCCCATTATTTTAAATTCTCCATAATCCAATTATCCATTTCGTCGCCCGGTTGTTTTTCTTTCTCTTTAAAGTCTGCATCAACAACGGTTGTTTGGTCCACAGTATTAGATTTTACTTCAATAACTTGTTTTTGTTCTTGTTTGTCTAGCATCTCAAAAAGTTGCTTGATGGAAGACGCTTCATGAGCAACCTCCTGCTTTGGCTTTCCAAGGGCGCGGTCAAAGATCATGTCCGCTGCCTTTAAAACATCGTTATCTTTGGTTTTTTCACCATAAAGAACCTTGCGAACGCGGCGAAAAGCGCGAGGAACTTCGGTGCGAAACATCTTTTGAGGGTCGGCGAAAAACAGGTCGTGTTGGATCTTGTCGATCTGAGCCTTGGCTGTCTTGCTGGATAGTACGGCTCCGACCCGGTTTTCTGGAATGCCAAGGGAAACGGCGATTTCTTTCTTGTTAAAGCCGATTGCCGCCATGTGACAAACTGCCTTTACTCTGGCAGAAACGGGGGCATCTTTGAGTACGGCCACCTGTTCATCAACCTTTTCTTTGTAGGTTTTGACCTTGGCCTCGACGACATCCTTCATTGATTTTTTTTCTTTCCCCATAGTTAAAAAGCTGGCGGCAGGATAACCCTCCCACGGTGGAAAACACACACACAAAAACCACCGCGCAAGACATATCTTGTCTCATCCATGATAAGCCGCCATCTTAATTTTACAATAGCAAGCCTCTAAAGCAAAAAAACTGTTTTTTGGATTTTGGCTTTGACTTTT